CGCTAGGGTTATGGGGACGCGTGGTAGGGGGACTGAATAAGCACTACCCCGCCCCCCAACGGTCATCTCAAACGAAGGGGGTTTAATTAGGACAGGGTTAGCTACATTGATAAACACTGCCGCTTGCTAGAGGGCTCCTGACACTCGGCATCAATCTGGACAACGTTCCACCTATCCTCGGACATCTTCGACAGCTCCGGGGGAAAATTAGAGAACACGTACACGTGCGGGCAGTTACCGTTAACCATCCCGCCTTCGTACTTACCCGAGAAGAAATACATGTCTTTGATGTTCTCCATCGCTTCATACGAGACGTACTGCGGATCGAAGCTCCTAGGGATAGGGATAAGCACTATCTCCGGGGTGTCCCCATGCGCCTCCAGGTGATGAACCACCCCCATGCGACAGTCGGCAGCCTTACCACCCAGTGCAATCGCGCCAAACTTGTGCGAGAGATATTTGCAAAAAGTGGTCTTGCCGACATTACCTGCGTCCGACCAGTACCAGTTAAGTGTTCGATCATCGGGCACCGTATCAAGGGCGGCAACGATACCTTTTTGCCAGGGGAACAACTGGCTATCACTCAAGACCTTAAGCGGGCGCTTAGGCTTGCACCCACGGGAATGACGCACGTCACCGTCTTTACTGCAGTAGGCAACGTTCTGCTTGAGACTGCCCTTGGCCTTCTCCCAATGGATCTTACGAGACAGCCCCAGCTGATCAGGACGCAAGCGCTTCTTGGCCTCGATAAATCCCTGGAGGTGGGGAGTCCCGGACTCTCCCACCTCGACACCCACGATGTACTCAAGATCGTGAAGCACGAAGTTGCGCTCCATTTGCTCCAGAGCACCATCTGGATAATTATTGTAGGTAAAACACCACTTTTTACCTTGAGATACCCTCTTTTGGTGGAGTTTAGTATTACCTCCACCAATCTCCATTTGCTCCACGACGGACGTCACAGATTCACAATCTGACATAAGAGAAAATGAAGTATTTAAAGGCAGTTGACCAAAGTGAAAAATGCCCCGATTTCTCAAGAAATCCAAACCCAAGGTCCTTCGCAGGCGCAGCATCAAGAAGCGTACCGGAGCGAAAGCTCAGTCGAAGCAGATCTCTGCACTCTCTCGACAAGTTTCAAGCATCACCAGGAAGCAGTTCGCCAAAGTGTCCACGATGTGGCAGCGCGATCTTCTCTCCGTTGAAACAACCACGGGAGGGGTCCAGGCGTACATCTGCCCCATCCCTTACGCACCGGGCAACCCTGCTGGTGCGAGTACAACTGGCGGTCCGATCAATTGGACGGATAACCTGTCTCTGGCGGCTCAATCGTTTTACGCAAAGCAGACGATCTTCGGGGTCGCCCGGGAGGCCGCAGTCTCCAACGAGATCTACCACACAGGTGGTATTCTCAAGTGGCAAATGACCACTAACGAGCCCTCGCTTTCCAAGTACTATATGTTCTTGATACGGCCAAAGAAGCTTATGGCCGACCAGCTGGTCAAGGACCGCCAATTCAAGCAGGGTGTGTTACTCAACCCGACTCCAGGTGCAGGCGCTATCCTGCAAGATCAACTGGACTTTGTAGCCCACCACGAAGGTCTGGCGGGCGGCACGCTATTCGGCGCACAAATCAATCGCAAGTACTGGGACGTCCTGTACAAGAAAGAGATAACCTTCGGTGCAACCAACGTCACCGGAGCCACGGTAAACGTGAACTACAACGCCCCCGGCAACGCAGCACACACGGCTCTAACGTGTAGGGGCTCTATCAAGCTGCCAGCAGGCGGCCATCTGAAGAACGCAGCACGCGGCACTCAGACAGGCGGGACGAACGCCGCACAGGCTACCTCATGGGAGGTCGGCTACCCAGACCAGGAAAATGAAAATGGCTGCTATCTGGTTGTGATCAATAACGGGATCTCACTCGACGGCGAGGCCGGCAAACTCGGATTTATCGTACAGGATTACTACAAAGCATGTGTCTAAATAAACATTTATAAAGAACGTAAATCAAGCGCGAGGGGCCCCATAACCCTAGCGCCGGGGAAAGGAGGAGCGAAGCGAACGGAACCGGCGCTAGGGTTATGGGGACGCGTGGTAGGGGGACTGAATAAGCACTACCCCGCCCCCCAAC